ATGGGACGAAAGAAAGAGCAGGCCGTTGTCGACGTGGTCATCAACAACGAACAGGCGCGGCGTAAGGTGAAAGAACTCTCCGCCGATCTGGATGATCTGCGTAAGAAGCGGCGGGAAGCCCTGAAGGGGGGAAACACCTCCGGGGCTGCGGCTTACGACAAAGAGATCAAGGCCCTGCAAAAGGAGCTGAACCAGTACAAAAAGACCGTGGTCGATGTGGATCACGTGCTGCGGAATCTCAACAAAGTCCCGCTCAACCAGCTCGAAGATGCCCAGCGGAATCTGCGCAAGAACCTCAAACTCCTGAACCAAGATTCGAAAGAGTACAAGGCGACGCTGGAGAAGCTGAACCGGGTGCAACGGCAGATCGACACCGCGCAAAAGCAGATGCAGGCCTCCGGGAAAGGGTTCATGGGGAGCCTCGGCAGCGCGTTGCCGCTCGGCCTGACGGCGATGTTCTATTCTGTCAGCCGGCTGATCGTACCCTTCAAGAATTTCCAATACATGATGGCCAAGGTGGGTGCCGTGTCGAACGCCACCGGAGGGCAATTCAAGGAGCTAAAAGAGAACGCCAAGGAGCTCGGCGCCTCGACCGAGTACACCGCCACGCAGGTCGCCGAGTTGCAGCTCAATTACGCCCGCCTCGGCTTCACCCCTGAACAGATACTGCAGATCACCTCCGCCACCCTCGACCTGGCCACCGCCACCGGTTCCGACCTCGCATCCGCCGCCGACGTCGCCGGGTCGACGCTGCGGGCATTCGGGTATGACGGCTCGCAGATGACCCGCGTCGTGGATGTCATGGCCGCCTCGTTTAACAAATCGGCCCTCGACTTGGGGTACTTCTCCGAGTCGATGAAGTATGTCGCCCCGATCGCCGCCAAAGCCGGCGTTTCGCTGGAACAGACCACCGCCATGCTCGGCATCCTCGCCGACCGCGGTATCCGCGGGTCGCAGGCCGGGACGGCCCTTAAACGCATTTTGTCCGAGATCTCCACCGAGGGCAAAAGCGTCTCTGAAGCCCTCGTCGATCTGAACGAGAAAGGGCTGACGTTGGCCGACGCCGAGGACGAAGTCGGAAAGTACGCCATGACCGCTTTGACCGTCCTCGCCGACAACGCCCCCGCCGTCGAGGGACTGACCACCGCCCTGAACAACTCCGCCGGCGCCGCCGAGCACGCCGCCGCCATCATGCGTGACAACGTGCAGGGCGACCTCGACACCTTCAAGAGTAAACTCGAGGGATTGATTATCCGCCTCGGCGACGGGCTGAACCCCGTGATCCGCGGTACCATCCAGCTCTTCACCGCGCTGCTGACTCCGCTCTCCGTCCTCGGTGTCACCTTTGCCGCTTGGTTCGTCAGCCTGAAAGTCGGCCGGGCCGCCGTCGAAGCCTACAACGCTGCTAAACGCCTATTCACTGCCGGGACGAAAAGTGCCACCCTCTCGCTGATCTCCGAGACCGCCGCGATGAATGTCAATACGATGGCCGCCAAACGTAACCTCGTGCAGATTCGCAGCATGCCCGCCGCAACGAAAGCGTGGGCCGCGGCGAAACTCCTGCTGGCGGGGAACTTCCGGGCGGCGGGCGTGGCAGCCAAAGCGTTCTTCGCCTCGATCGGGCCGATCGGGTGGATCGCGATGGCGATCGGAGCCGCCGTTGGAGCGATGGCCGCCTTTTCCGGCGCGACCAAAAAGGCGAGCGAGGCCAGTTCGCAGCTGGCGCTGGAACTGTCGCAGGAGCGAGCCACGCACGACGACTTGAAACGGGCCGTCACCGAGAGCGCGCAAGGGTCGAAGACGCGGGCCGAGGCGATCCGACTTATCAACGAACGGTACAAAGAGTACCTGCCGTACCTCGTATCGGAAAAGATGAGCAACGAGGAGGTTGCCGCGGCACTGGACTACGCCTCGCAGAAGATGGAGGAGAACATCAAAGTCCGGATCCGGGCGCAGGAGGCTCAACGGATTACCCAAGAGCAATTGGACACACAAAAAGCTGCCATCGAAAACATCATGGCAGACGGGCAACGGTGGAATAAACTCACCGAAGACCAAGCGGTCATTGTCCGGGCTATGCTGGCGGATATGGTCATCCAAGCTCGACAGGGCAAAGTTGAAATGTCCCAAGTTCAAGAATTGATGACCCGGTTCGGATTTGATCTTGAGAGAATAAAAGGCACCAGCAGTGATAATCGGGAAAGCAAGTTTTTTAAGAACATTCTAAGACAGCTGCATTACGTCGTTGATAAAGCCAAGGAAGGAGCGGCAGAGCTGAAAGCAATAGACCAGCTGATTGATCATATCAATGCCGCTCAAAATCGGTATGCCTCAATGACCATTAACCAGTTGAATACCGCTTTGAGTACGGTCAATTCGAAACTGGCGATGAAAAACGCACTGACCCAAGAGCAGCGTTTGGCAGCGGAGGCGGAACGAGACGAAATATTGAAACAGATTCAGGCTCTCGACCAACAGGCGCGAGGCGTGGAAAACTATGCCGATACACTCAAACGCCTGAAAACCGAAAAAGCGAAACTGGAAGACCAATTGAACCGAGCCGACGGTAACAATAAGAAAGAGATCTCCCGGATTCAGGCCCTGATCGCCGCCAAGCAGAAGGAGATCGACCTGTATGAGAACAAGAAGAGCTCCGGCAGCTCCGGCCCGAAGTGGTCGTTGTCCTCGGATGAGTCGTACTTGCAGGCCAAGGCGGCGCTTCGGGAGAAGCAGATGAGCGGCGAGATCGCCACCGAGGAGGAGTACAGCCGCCGGCTGCTCGCATTAGAGATCCAGACTCTCGAGAAACGGATCGCAGCCAACAAAGAGAAAGGCGCCGACCTCGCCAAACTCGAAGAACAGCTGCTCGATAAGCGTTACCAGCAGCAAAAGGCCGCCCGCGACCGGGAGAAGAAGCTACTCGATATCGCCGCGCAGGGCGACAGCGCCGAAGACAAAGAGAACGACGCCTACGAAAAGCAGTTGCGCGATCTCGGCCTCTTCGGGCGGGAACTCGAGGAGATGACCGCCAACGAACAGGCCGCCTACCTCCAGTTGAAACGGTCGCACTACGAGAAGTTGAGCTCGATCTACGTCGATGAGCTGTCGAAAGAGCTGAGCAAGCAGCAAAAGGCGATCCAGCGCAAGGCCACAGCCGAAAAGCAGGCGCATAACGATGAGTTGGCCGCCGCGGATACCTTCGAGAAGAAGAAGGCATTGCTCCGGAAGTGGTACAGCGAGGAGGAGCTGCGGCGTGTGCGAACGGACAAGCAAGCCGACTCGATGCTGAAGCGGCAGTATGCCGCCGAGGAGCAAGCCGCCCTGAAAACCGACCTCGAAAAGATGCTCGCCACCTATCAGGCCATTGTCGAGGAGGTCGGCGAGACCGGGCTGTTGGCCAACGGCGTCGCCGCGACGGAGGAAGACATCGAACGGTTGCAGAAGATCATCGACGATCTGAAGAAACAGCTGGCTGAGTTAGGGACGACTCCTCCGCAGACCCTCGGCGGGGAAGATAAGAACGATCCGCGGAACAACGTCGATATTTTGGGGATGACCCCGGACAAGTGGAAGGAGCTCTTTGGTAATTTACAGGACAGTAAGTTCGGGATGGAGGAGATATTGGCCGTGGCGGGCGCGATCGGCTCGGCGTTCTCCGATGTCAGCAACCTGATGACCGCGATGGAGCAGCGGGAGCTGAAGAACTACGAGAAGGCGCAGAACAAGAAAAAGCAGCTGCTTGAGCGTCAGCTGAAGAGCGGCACCATCTCGCAGGAGCGGTACAACGAAGCCGTGCAGCGGTTGGACGACGAGACCGAGGCCAAGCGTGAGGAGATGGAACGAAAACAGGCCAAACGCGACAAAGCGTTGGCCGTCTTCAACAGTCTCATCAATACGGCTGTGGCTGTTACGGCGGCTTTGCAAGTTCCGTTTCCGATGGGTGAGATTTTGGCCGGTATCGTAGGGGCGTTGGGAGCCGTCCAAACCGCCGCGATCCTCGCCACTCCGCTGCCCGGAGCCGAGGAGGGCGGGCCGATCGGCGTCATCCGGGAGCAGGACGGCAAGCGGTTCGACGCCGAGTTCTCGCCCCGCAAGCGCGGCTTCGTCCACCGGCCTACCGTCATTCAGACCTCCGCCGGCCAGCCCGTGCTGACCGGCGAGGCCGGTACCGAATACGTCGTGCCGAACGACCTGCTGCGGGTGCCAGAGGTGGCCAGCATGGTGAACCTGATCGAAGCCGCGCGGCTGCGCGGCTCGTTCCGCCCCGTGAACCTCTCCGCCGCGATGGCCGCCGGCGGAATCCCCGGCCGCGAAAGCGGCGGATACGTCGGCGGAGACACCTCGACGTCTGCGGCTTCCGGGAACGATGTGCCCGGTACCCGCACCCCTGCATACGACGAGAGCCTGTTGCGCGAAGTGCGCGATGTCGTCGGAAAACTCAGCCGACAGCTGGATAAACCGCTCCCTGTGTTTCTCTCCATCTACGGCCGCGACGGGATATTCACCATCCAAAAGAAGATCGAACAGCAGCAGCGCCGCGCCGGCATCGGCGGCCGAGCCAAGTAA